CGGGAGTTAAGCACTTCGGCGGGGCTTTTTATTATTAAAGAGTTTTTTTTTAGAAAAAGCTTAACTCTGCATTTTTTTTTGCTTAACTCTGCATTTTTTTTATTATCTTGACTTTGTATGGGATAAGTCTTATATGTAGTGTATTCAACCTTAAAGAGGAGAAAAGCGATGATTTGGAGGAATAAAAAGTATGAATAGATTTATTATAGAAAGTTCGCCACAAAAGATTGCTAAGTCTTTATGTGACCAACATATCGTCAAAATGCCATTGGAAGAAGCACAGATGTTATGTACTACACTATGGCATTATGCCCCTGAATATGCAGAGAAGAATGATTTGTATAAACCAGTGCATCAGAAACACCCCTGTACTTTATGGGCTATGGAAAACTGTAGTAACTACGGGTTTGCTTATAGATTATATGTTCACATGCTTGAGGAGTATACGCTTCGATACAATAAAATACATGGAGCCAGTAAACATAGGACTGCTATAGAGAAGGGTTATCAATACTTACCCAAAGGTGGCAGTAAAACCAAAATGCCACAATGTTTCGGTGAAAAAAAAGAACTCAAGACTAATGAGTTCTACCCTATTAGAGCCTATCGTGCTTTCTACCTAGCCGACAAAGTTAGGTTTGCACGATACCAACACACCCCACAACCCAAATGGATATCATCATTCCTAGAAGGGTTAGTATGAAAAGGAGAAAAGCGATGAGTAAAAATTATATTATTCGATTTCATTTAACGGCTTACGAAGATTATAAAGTTGAAGCTGATAGTCCCGAAGATGCTTATGAAATGATTAAGTCGGGCGAGTATGCAAACTACCACGAAGAAACGGATATCTTGTATGGTAGTGAAAATAAGTTTTATGGCCTTTATGAAATTGGTCAAGATGGCAAATGGAGTGATGAGTTAGCAAGCTTTAAAGCCTGTAAGGGACTTGTCATAAGTAGAGCTAAGGAGAATCTTTACCTTTGGAGAAAAGAAGAGGAGAAAAGCGATGAGTAATTATTATTATTATGACCATGTAAATGGAGAGGGATATAAGCTAGGACATTTTGGAGACTTTATGGAATTTATAGACAAGAGTTATGATTTAGACATTCATTCAGTTCAAGACTGTCTAGCATCTCATAAACAATGTTGTAGAGATAATGACAATACAATAGAGGAGAAAAGCGATGAGTGAAAAAATTAAAATAACTGATTTTATGGACGATAAAGAAAAAATGAGAGATTTTAAAAAACTTACACGCGAAGAGTTTTTAAACACTTATAGTTATTTGCATGCGGAAGAATACGACTTAACTTTACAAGCGGAAGCCCTTGCCGAATTTTGTGAATGGTACCGCTTGCCCTATCCTACGACCCAAAAGGAAGCCGATGAAGTGTTCTCAGAACTCGATTTGTGCATGGCAGACGAAAATATCATGTGTGATGGCGAAATATCCGCAGAAGAAGGCGAGCGGAAATACCAAAACTATCTGCGGATCGCGGGTCAGGTTTTAAGTAAGTTTAAGGTGCGTCCTATCAAAAATCATTATAATGGAACGTTTGAACATTTTGATGTTGAAAAACAGAAAATAAAAGAATGGTAAAAAAAGTTGACAAAAGAATAAAACTCCTATATTTATAAGATACTTTCTTTTCTCTGTGTGTTAACAGACATTTAACCCTCGCTTCTTGCGGGGGTTTTTTGTTACATAAGTTACTGTTACACTATGCGTCTGAAACTAAAAAAAAAAAAAATTTGATTTCAGAAAAGGGTGTATACTTATGTAACATTTTCGTTAAGTATTTGTATTATAATACAAAATAAGAGAAATTCTGTTACATATTTGATTTTCAATGGTGTAACAGTGTAACATTTATTGACATTAATTAAGCCTTGTGGCAGACTATAAATGTGTAAAAAACTTAGGAAAACCAATGACTACAGAGCTTGTACCAAAGAAAAAAATGGGAAGACCACGAAAAGACGAAAATACCCGTTTAACACGAAAACAAGAGCTTTTTGTTAAAGAATTTGTCACAAATGATGGTTTTTTGACCAAAAGAGAGTGCGCAATGAAGGCGGGATACTCAAAAAGTAGTGCTCATGTGAAGGCTTATGAGCTTACAAACCCCGATTTGAACCCTCATGTAGTCGCTTTTATGAATAAATATAAAGCTGAAGTTGATGAAAAATTTGGTATTTCTTATGGAAGACATATTAGAGACTTGCAAAGAATACGTGACCAAGCGTTAGACGCGGGGGCGTTTTCTGCGGCCGTTCAAGCTGAATACCGAAGAGGAATGGCACAAGGTAATATATATGTAAATAAATCAGAGATTAGACACGGGTCTATTGATTCAATGAGCAGAGAAGATGTAGAGAAAGAGTTAAACAAAATACGAGAGACTTATGGAACTTCCCTCATCAATGTTACCCTCGCAAAAGAAAAACCCAAACAAGTCGGTAAAAAATCTAGAAAGTCACCTGTTTCAAAATCTAAAAGCGGGGCTGAAAAAGTCAAAGAGGACGTTAAGGCTCACTAGGTTGGAGACATGGGTGTCTCCTGGGGTTCCCGATTTATTACTATGTGATGAACAAGGTTCTTTTCATTTTATAGAATTAAAAGCAACAACGTCTAATTCTGTACGTTTATCCGCACATCAAGTGGCTTGGTTAAAAAATCATTATGACACCAGTTCTTGGATTTTAGTAAAACAACAAAAGCCCCAAGAACAAAAACACGTTTTGTTCTTGTACCAAGCCGAAGAAGCCATAAATTTACAGAAAAAAGGTTTAAAACATTTTCCTCATGGGCGTTTTGAAAGCCCTGTTTCGTGGGATTTAATTTTTAGTTTGATATCTCCCATTAACTCTGATATAATCTTAGGTACACTTGTTAAATAAAAGGAGGACTTATGTTTTTATTAGAGAAACTTTTTTATCTTATCGTTTATGGGACAACTAATCCCGAAGGTGATTTGAAAAAAAGACAAATGGAAAGAATGAAAAAAAGGAGAAAGTAATGGAATACACAGAGAAAGAAAGTGATTATTTAAAAAAATTAGATATGTGGAATAGAACCACCGCAAAAATCAGGTTAACTAAAACCATGTTAGATAAATGTATTATAGATGCCAATACTTCCGTTAGAACTTTGGCTATGCTTTATGGTGTCCATTACGATGACATGAAAAATGGTGAAAAGGTTGAGGTAGATGCTTTTTTTCATACTGACGAAGAAACAGTTGTCCGTTTTTATAAAACTATTAATCGTGGTGATAGGCGTGTTTCTATTGGTAAGATTAAGAAATTTGCAGAAGTAGGTGATTTAATAGGATTAACTACACTTTCTTCAGCGGAAAGTAATCATCCTAGCCAAATTTTGTTAATTAATATTACGAAGGGAGCGGATAATGAGTAGATGGTATTTAATAACTGCTTTTTGTAGAAATGGTTTTTATGAAACTTATTCGGAAACGCTTGTTAAAACGGAGCGTAATGATGTTAAAACTTCAGAATGGGAAAAAGAGTTTCTTGATTGGGAATTTGGTGGCGTTGAATATAATACTGATGATGAACATTATTGGTCGGATTGCAGAATAATTTCCGTTTACGGAGTATTAGAAGTACCCAAAGAGGACATTGAAGTATTGAAAAAATATAAATATGTTTATTCTTTTGAAGAAATAGTTAGAGAAAGAGATGCACCTTTGAATCCATTACCACAACAACTTGTAGGCATAGAAAGAGAATGAGTGTTTAAAAGTTAAAACAAAGTTATAGAAGGCCGTCCCGATTGACGGCCTTTTTTATTTGTGATATCATATGGGATAAATCTTATAGGAGAAAAGAATGCAGATTAAAAAATCTAAAATGTCGGGAAAGCTTTTATATCTAGACGCTATTAATTCAAATACGCTATCGAATGAATTTTGTATAAAAGAACACCAATCACCTGTTAAAAATAAAATATGTAAGAAATGTTTTTCATTTGAAATGCTTCAAACCTACCGCGTAAATTGCATTCCAAACTTTGAAAACAATAGTGTAGCTTTATCGACTATGATTCATACTGATTATAGCTATTTAAAATTTAGAAACGATATTGTTCGATTGCATGGACATGGTGAGCTTATAAATCAAACTCACTTGCATAACTTTGTTGAACTGGTGCAATTTTTTCCAAAGCACACTTTTGCGTTATGGTCTAAACGAACAGACATTATTCGCAAATATTTTAAAACTAATAAAATACCCGCTAATTTAATTCTAGTTTATTCCAACCCTATTGTTGATAAAGTAATGACTAAAATTCCACGACCTTTTCATAAAGTTTTTAACAACGTTTCCAAACACTATACTGGCGGAGATGAAAACTGTACTGGTCAAAAATGCAATGATTGTAGACTTTGTTATAAATTTGATGCGGAGAATATTATTATTGAACAAGAGAAGTTTTATGGGAGAAGTAAATGAAAGTTAAAGAATTACTATCATATATAAATAATAATGATGGAGATATAACCGCTGTCAATATTAATGATGAGGAGAAAACAGCCACTTTAAGAGGAGTAGCGGGAAGTACTGATTGTTTTTATAGTGATGAATTAAACTTGCCTAAAGGCAAATATATTTTATTAAGAGCTATAGATACAATAGTAATAGAATAGGAGACAGTAAATCCCACAAATAGAAATTTCTATTGCAATCTATTTTGTTATAAGATAATATAGGATATCAGGATTTTCCTGATTAATGTTAAAAAATGGAGAAAAGAATGACACATGATATTGAAAATTCAAATGGGCAGTTAATGGCGTTAATGAGAAAAGTACAAGAGCAAAATTCAAGAAGCTCCGATTTTATTGCACCGACAAATGCCCTACAAATAGAAACTTTGAATAGGGACGGAAGCCCCGCAGATGATAGCGACCAATCAAATGTTAGTCGTATTGTGGTAGAGCGGGAGAATGGAGAGCCCACTCATATGTTTAGGGCTAATGATGTTGCTTTATCACAAATAGGGCAAAGAGCGGGCATTGATTCCCGCACAATGCAACGATTGCAACAAGGATATCCAACTCAGTTTGATAGTGTAATAAACGCTATTTGGAAAAAAGAGCCAAAAAATACAATGGTTAGAACCTTTATGGATTCGGATACTGGTGGAATTGCTAGAGCCGTATTATCAGATAAATTTAAAACTTTTGATAATACAAACTTATTACAATCCGCAATACCGCAGTTAATGGATTCCGAAGCGCAATGGAAAGTAGTGAACGCGGACGTTACCGATAAAAGACTTTACTTGCGGTTAAAGTCAGAAGTTTATACTGGGGAAGGTGCTAATAAAGGAGACTTGATGGCTTCTGGAATCGGACTTTCCAATAGTGAAGTCGGAGCGGGAAGCGTACAAGTTTATCAAATGTATTGGACGCTTGCTTGCCTAAATGGAATGCAAACTGAAAACCGCCATAGACAATCTCACATAACAAGCTCGCAATCAGACGGAGAAACATGGAAAATGTTGACCTCGGAAGCAAAAGAAGCGGACAATAAAGCTCTTGAATTAAAAGTCAGAGATTTAGTAGCGGGATATACTTCGCGCGATTCCTTCGATGAAGTCGTAGATAAAATGCAAAAAGCGGGTGAAGACCTTATTGATGGAAGCCCCCAAAACGCCGTTGAAAATTTGGGAAAAGTTATTAATTTAACGAAAAAAGAAACAAGCTCAGTTTTGGACGGATTAATGGCAACTATGGGACAAGAAGGATATGCAGGAAACCCCGTCAGCAGGGCAACCATGATTAACGCCGTCACTAATGTTGCTAATAATGTAGATGCGGATTCCACAGACGATTGGCAAAGGCGGGGCGGTCAAATACTAGAGCTCAATAAATCGGATTGGAACCGCGTTGCGGTAGCTGCTTAAATTATCTTAAAAATATAGAATTTGATGGCGGGCTTTACACCCGCCATTTTTTATGCGAATAATCCCATATCGTTAATTTAAAGAGAAAAGGAAAAAAATATGAACGATTCAATAAAACCACTTAAGGCCGTACTTGATACGGATACACCTAGAGCAGTAGATGAACAGTTTAAACAATCGGATGAATTGTTTGAAATGATTAATAACGGCTTCAAAGGTTTATTCCAATTAGCCGAAAAGCGGACTTCTTTTGATGAAGAAAAGATAAATAAAATTGTTGAAGAAAAACTTAACTCAGAGTTAAACAACCGCGAGTTTATTGAAGCGGGTGACTTAATGGCAGAATTAGAATCTAATGATGTTATTACGGGAGATATATTTGATGAAAAGTTAAGTGAGCATAATGTGATAACTACCGATTCATTGCAAGACTCCGACATTGACGGCATTATAGACCATGTTATTGACCAAATAGAATTAACAAGGAAATAAACCGCGTTTAAACCGCGTTAGAAGCCCGCTATTTGACTAGCGGGCTTTTTTATTGCATATTATCCCATATTGTTAATTAACACGGAGAAAAGAACAATGACTAGACAATATCCAATCTGGAATATAATTACCGCTTGCATTTATAAAGGCGGTAAGTCATACGGCGTTAAAAATACGGGAGAAGTAGAAATAAGAGTCGGTACTAGCTCAAATAATTCTCATACTTTTTTAAAACACCGCGTTACCCATCGCAAAGACGAACAAGGAAACCAAAGTTTTTATTTTTATGTTGATGATGTTTGTTTTAAAAAAGGTTATTTAAAAAAAGGCGGGGAGTTGCAAACAATAAATAATTATAGCGTTAACTTTGAAAGTTTCCCGCAATGTTAGAATTAATAACCTTACTTTTCATGTTGATGCTTCCAATTATCTTATTTACCGTGATTGTAATATTGACAATTAGAAGATAACCCGCCGAGCTTTAACAGCTCAAATACAGCCCGCCTATTGATTAGGCGGGCTTTTTTATTAAAACGGCTTGTTTTAAAGCTCGTTAGATAGGCAGAAGAAAACCTTTTGATAGGATAGAACCCGTTTATTATTGCATTCTTACCGCATCAGGGAGAATGAAAGAACGAAAGAAAAAACCGCATCAGGGAATATCAACATATGGTATATGCTGCCGACAACAGGCTTACAAGATATAGTATTTTATGGTTAAACAAGGCGCGCCCCGCGTCCCGCTGTCGGCTCTAAACGTACCGCGCCCCGATTCGCATGGTTTAAAGACCGCCGACCGCCGAATCCGTTCCCGATTAATGGGAAGGCCACCCGCGTTCCGCGTCCAGCTCCTATCGCTCCGCGTCCAGCTCCTATCGCTCCGCGTCCAGCTCCCACCGATTCAGCGAATAGAAGGCAACCGCCCGCACCTAATCGATGAAGGAAAACGCCCGCGGGGACAAAGTGATATCACTTTTTGCGGGTTCTGGACCACCGCCCGCGGGTTCTGGAGTCTTTTACATGAATCATTAATCGCGGGGCCCGCTTGCGGGATTCGGCGGGATTCCGCGGTTTTTAACGATTTTATCAGATTCCGCGGGCACTCGGACCTGTGAACGTGGTCATGGTCCATGTTCGTTACAAAAAACCTATAGTATTTTTCTACGAAATACGTTAATATAAGATAAAACCCACAGGTACCCTAGGGGTCCCCCGGAGCGCGAATGGAAACACAAGAAATAACCTCAAAAAGATTAAAGCTTGAATTGCGCTTAGAACAGTTAAAAAAAATTGAGTATTCAAAAAATAATTTTTTATATTTTGTAAAAGAAATGTGGCCGGAGTTTATTGCAGGGGCCCACCATAAAATTATTTCTGAAAAGTTAGAAAAAATTGCGTCCGGCGAGTTAAAGCGGCTTATTGTAAACATGCCCCCCAGACACACAAAATCTGAATTTGCCAGTTATCTTTTTCCGGCATGGATGATCGGCCGTAATCCGGGCATGAAAATCATTCAAGCAACGCATACTACCGAACTTGCGGTGAGTTTTGGCCGTAAAGTAAAAAATCTTTTAGAACGGGACGAGTATAAAGAAATTTTTTCAGAAACGCATTTAGCCGCAGACAGTAAAGCTTCGGGCCGTTGGGACACAAAAGCGGGGGGTATGTATTACGCCGTGGGCGTTGGATCGAACCTCGCAGGCCGTGGAGGGGACCTCATTGTCATTGATGACCCGCATTCGGAACAAACGGCAATGTCTACTTCGGGTTTTGAAGATGCGTGGGATTGGTATACCGGTGGCCCTCGACAGCGATTGCAGCCGGGCGGGGCGATTGTTCTGGTCCAGACGCGGTGGTCCGAGAAGGATATGACAGGACAATTGATCCGTTCTATGGCAAAAGACCCTCTTGCAGATCAGTGGGACGTTGTGGAACTTCCGGCTGTTATGCCGAGTGGCGCGGCGTGTTGGCCGGAATATTGGACTTTAAAAGATTTGGAAGGTGTTAAGGCATCGATACCGCCGTCTAAATGGAACGCGCAGTATCAACAGGAACCCACCGGAGACGATAATGCGATTATTCCACGATCATGGTGGAAACGTTGGAAGAAAAAAAATATTCCAGAATTAAAGTTTGTTATACAGAGTTATGATACGGCGTACACGAAACGCGAAACATCGGACTATTCAGCCATTACGACATGGGGTGTTTTTTCTCCGGAAGAGGGGGGTCCCCCTGGTTTAATATTATTAGACAGTAAGAAGGGGCGGTGGGATTTTCCAGAATTAAAAAATAAAGCGTTAGAACAGTTTGAGTATTGGGAACCGGATACGGTTATTGTGGAAGCCAAGGCAAGCGGGCTTCCCTTGACTCACGAACTGCGGAACACGGGCATTCCCGTTGTAAACTTTACGCCGTCTAAAGGAAATGATAAGGTATCCAGAGTTCATTCGGTATCGCCTTTGTTTGAAGCGGGAATGGTTTGGGTCCCCGAAGAGACGTTTGCGGACGAAATGATTGAAGAGGTTGCAGCTTTCCCAAATGGAGAGTATGATGACTTGGTAGATAGTATGACACAGGCTTTAATGCGTTACAGGCAAGGTAATTTTGTAAACCTTCCATCAGACGATTGGGGTTTGGAAGAGGAGAAAGAAATGCGGGTAAGGGCATATTATGGCTAAAGGTTTTTCTCCCGGAGAAGCTAATATATTAGAAGCGGACTTATCGGGGTTAAAAAAATTAGGCAAAGGTATTGGCCGTTATTTTAAAGATAAGGCTGTAGATTTAGCAGACACTTTGAGCATACCCGGAGACATAGTACGCGGGGAACCTTTTTCGGATCAGGAACTTAGAAGCGGGGCTACCAATTTAGCGGCTCTTGTTACGGGCGGGGGCTTACTGACATCGGGTGTAAAAAAAGGAGCCGGAGAAGCTTTATTAGGAATGAACGTCCGTGGCAAGGACATTGCACCAAGAAAAGTTTTCCATGCAGCACCAAATGAAATAAAAGGTGGGATGAAATTTGGTGATGGTGTGGGTATTCATTTTGCAGAGAACCCAGAACTTGCAACAAATGCAGCTATTAAATCAAAAATGGATGTTTCAGGAAGTAGATCGGCAGATATGGTTCCTGAAGAATTTAATTTAAATATTTCGGAAGATCAAATAGTAGATATTAAGGGAGATGGTGCTTTTGATTTTTATGAAATTTTAGAAGATTTATTTTCTAAGCGTAAAATTAAAGGCAAAACATTTAATGATGCTTTTGATAAATTAGAAAAGTTAGAGGGCAAAGGTGATATCTCTGAAATGTACAGAAAACAAAATTTAGTTATGAAAAATGCTTTAGATAAAGAAAATATTAAAGTATTAAGATATTTTAATAAATTTGATTCTGGACCAAATTGGAGAGATATCGAAAAAGGAGACGTATCAAGTAAGGTTAAACCTGATTATTCTTATATGGTATTTGATAACAAAATAATTGGGGCTAAATCCAATGTAAAAAAAGGAGCCGGAGAAGCTTTATTAGGAATGAACGTCCGTGGCAAGGACATAAACATGCGCGGTCAGTTAGGTAAATTTTTAAGAGGGGAAGAGTAGTGGCTGAAGGCTTTATGCGTCACATTCAATGGCTGGAAGGAAAGCCTTATGCGCTTGGTTTGCACCGAAAATCAGGGACGTTTGGCTGGAACAACTTGATGGATGACGAAAAGGAGGCGTTACGTTTTGAAAAAGATTGGCACAGGAAATATGATTTAAAGGACGATCAGTACACTATTAAAATTTTTAAAAACGGCGGCGGGGTAGGGTCCCTTCCTGAAGCCCCTACAATAAATAAAGTTTTACAAAAAGGCATTACGAACATGGGCTATGTGCCTAATTTTATTAAAAGAGCGTTAAACCCTGAAGGGCTTTCCGTTGAAACAGAAGGCCAACCTTCGACTGTTCGTATGATGACAACCGAATTTGACGGCGTTCATTATGTCCACCCCAGCATTTTTCCAATAGAAACACCGATGGGCCCTGCTTTAACACAGCTTGACGGGAAGAAAGCAGCAGAAAAAGCTTTTTCTGAGGGGGAGTACCTTAAATTTGACAATGCGGAAGAAGCTAATTTCTTTGCAAAAAATTTTACAAAAGAACTACCAAGGAGGTAGCTATGGAAGAAGAAGAACAACTTTTAAAGGCGGATGGCTTTGACAAAGCTATTTTAGGAGTAGGCAGACGATGCAGTCAACCGGACTTAATTGTCTATGATTACGACAAATGTTGCGAAATACTTGTGAAACGTGATAAGATGACGTATGAAGAAGCAGTAGAATTTATGGAATATAATGTTGTAGGCGCATGGGTAGGAGAATCAACACCTATATTTGTAAATACAAACAAAGAAGAAATAAGTGAACTTTACGATTTATCAGAGGTAAATTTAGATGGCAAAACCGCCCATTAATCTTATTGAAAGAAACGTTCCTTCCCAACTGGACCCTGCGGATCTTGAAGCCGAAATAGAGCTGGAACTTCCCGGTTCTTTTGAAATGGCTCAAAGTGAAACGTTTGAAGGGGACCCTAACATTGAAATAGAAGTAGTAGAAGATGGCGGCGTTGTAGTAGACTTCGATCCGGCGGCCACGCTTAATGAAAACAGGGAAGAAGATTTTTTTGGTAATTTAGCGGAAAATCTTTCGGACCATGAATTAAGTAGACTTGGCAATGATTTAGTGGCAGAGTACGATGCAAACAAAGCAGGTAGACAGGATTGGGAAGATGCTTTCGCTAACGGTTTGGAATTACTGGGATTATCATACGTGGAGCGATCAGAACCGTTTCGAGGAGCAACGGGCGTTACGCACCCACTTCTTGCCGAAGCCGCCGTGCAGTTTCAGGCACAAGCGTTCAACGAACTTTTGCCAGCGGGTGGTCCGGTACGTACAACTATCATGGGCAGCACAACGCCTGATAAGGAAAATCAATCACAGCGCGTAAAAGATTTTATGAACTATTACATCACAAATGTGATGGAAGAGTATACGCCTGAATTTGACCAGATGCTGTTTTATTTACCGTTGGCAGGTTCCACGTTTAAAAAAGTTTATTATGACGAATCTTTAGATAGAGCGGTGAGTAGTTTTGTGCCTGCCGAAAACCTTATTGTTCCTTACGAAGCGAATGATTTGGAAACATGCCCCAACATTACGCATGTTGTAAAAATAAATTTAAACGAATTACGAAAAAAACAAATTTCAGGTTTTTATCTTGATATTCCCGTCTTGCCTCAACAAGGCAATAGTAGTGACTTAACAAGTGAAATAGACCAGTTAAAAGGTATAGAACCCTCCCAAATTGATTATGACTGTACCTTACTGGAATGCCACGTTGACTTAGACCTTGAAGGTTACGAAGATGCTGGGGAAGACGGGGAACCAACGGGCATAAAAATACCGTATATCGTCACAATCAGTCAAGACAACGGTCAGGTTCTTTCTATACGAAGGAACTATAAACCGGAGGACTCCTTACGTAAAAAAATACAATATTTTGTTCACTACAAGTTTTTGCCCGGTTTTGGGTTTTACGGACTTGGGTTGATACATACGATAGGAGGG